TTGGCACCGGCGCAATCCCGAAAGACTTGATGGTCAAGACCGAGCGCAACCCAGGTGTCCCGAATGCGCTTGGCTTTGTGCTAGTCAAGCATGTCAGTGGTCGCAACAGCCGCTTACAGTTCAAGAGTTACGACGCAGGTCCGGCAAGTTGGATGGGAGTGGCCGTCGATTACGTCTGGTTGGACGAAGAGCCACCGCAAGAAATCTACAGCCAGGCTCTAAGAGCGACCTTGAAGTCTGGTGGTCCGGTCAGCCTGACCTTCACACCAGAAGCGGGCGTAACGGGCGTGGTCGCCATGTTTTTGAATGAGCGCAAGGGTGGGCAAGCGTTGGTGCAAGCGACTTGGGACGATGCCCCGCACCTGAGCTTGGAAGTACGCGAAGAAATTTTGGCAGCCTTGCCACCGCACGAGCGGTTGATGCGTTCGAAGGGCATACCGACGCTAGGCTCTGGTCAGGTCTTCCCGGTACCAGAAGATCAGATCATGGTTTCCGCGTTCCCGATACCAGAGCATTTCAGCCGCATCGCCGGTATCGACTTTGGTTTTGATCACCCGACCGCAGTAGTCTGGCTGGCTCATGACAGAGACACCGATGTGGTGTACTTGTATGACGCATACCGTGAAAAAGGTTCGGGCATGCTCCAACACGCTGAAGCGATCAAGCACCGTGGTGGCTTCATTCCGGTAGCCTGGCCGCATGACGGTTCGATCCACGACAAGGGCTCTGGCGAGGCGTTAGCCACACAGTACCGACGGTCTGGTGTGAACTTTTTAGGCAGCCATTTTACGAATCCAGAAGGCGGCATCGCGGTAGAGCCTGGCTTGATGGCGCTGCTCACTAGAATGCAGACAGGGCGCTTTAAGGTCTTCAATCACCTAGATCAGTGGTTTCAAGAATTTCGCATGTACCACAGGAAGGACGGTAAAGTGGTCCGCAAGCACGATGACCTAATGAGTGCGACCAGGTACGCCTGTCAAAGCTTAAGATACGCAACCACGGCGAACTTCCAGCCGCGCCCTAGTGTCGCGGTTGGCAGCCTATCAGACGGCACCTTTGACCCGTTTGATTTCTGGATGAAACACCCAACGGCAGAAAGTTATGGCCCGCTCAACTAGGCGTGACACGGATTTTAATATCCGCGAAGCGCTGAAGCGTACCCGCAGTCAGTTGTTAAGTGCCCAAGAATCGGGCAGAGCGGCGTTAGCGGGTTACGAAGAGCTGGCACCGGCGTACAACCGAGCCGTTGAGCAAGCCCGCAACTACCAGGGCACATTGACGCGGGACTACAACCGTTATATCCAAGACCGCAACCAGGCGGTAGACACCTACAACCAACAGCTTCAGCAGCGCTATCAGACGTACCAAGGCGCAGTAGAGCAGGGCTCTGGGCTTGAGCGCACCTTTCGATCTGCTGAACAGGAGTTAAATCGTTTGAGTGGCATCAAGGATTCCGCAGCTCAGCAGGCGACACAACTCTATGGAACGTACTCTTCACAATACTCTTCAGCGACAAAGACCGGACAACAGCGGTACCAGAGTCAGCTAGGCAGTTACCGCGCAGAAATTGACAAACTACAGAGAGAAGCCGAAGGCTACTCTGCGAACATCACAGCCTTGACGAAAGACATTCAGGCGCAGCAAAGACAAATTAGTGCGAACCAGAATGTAGCCAATCTTTTTTTAGGATCAGCAGAGATTGGTGGTCGATATGTCGTGGACAGTACAAATAAAATCTATCGCGTGTTCACCGATGCTCAGAACCGCTACCAAGGTGCGCAGGAGTATCAGCCTGGGAACATAGGCTCTTTGACTGGCTTGGCGAGAGGTCTTGGGCGTGTCACCGATTCTGGTTATGGATCGCTCACGAATGCGATCAAGTTTCTGTCGAAGCGCGGCACGATGACGTTTTCGGATGCAGTCTACGAAACCTACCGTCGTGGAGCGACCAACTACAGCACTTACGAAAACGTTGCGAATCGGGCCAAGGCCTACAGCGGTTATGTCCAGACCGCATATGACCGGATTGGCAAAGGCCAGACCCAGATTGCTAACTTTCAGACAGGAATCCGTAACAACGAACAGCGGATTACGGGTCTAACCACACAAATTTCAGGCGTCAATACCAACCTAGAAAACCTACTCAAAGACACGGGCTATGTGACGCGCTACGCGCAGCAGCAGTCGGCAGGCGCTTTACAGAACTATGAGCGCTATTTACGAGACACTTACAACCCTAGTGTCGCATCGTACAACCAGTATGCGTCTGGCACCTACACCCCAGCGGCCCAAGCGTATCAGAACTTCATGGGCTCTGGTCAGGTTCAGCAGGCGCTACAGAGTTATCAGTCGTTAGCCCAGGACACGGGCTTTGTGGACCGTGCTGCGTCAGACACCAAGGCAGTCTATGACGCCAGTCAGCAGGAGTATTCGCGCTTACAAGCAGCGTATGAAGGCATGGCACCACAGTTGAGCGAGTACACCCAACAAGCGGAATCTGCAAAGCAACAGGTACTCAGTCTACAGGGCATGACACCGGAGTTACAGCGATCATTAGCGATTGACACCGAAGCGCGCAAACGTGGCACACGGCTAGGCTATCGGCGCTCTGTTTTGAGCCAAGACTTCAAAAGGCGTGGAGCTGCGCGTTGAAGCAAGAGTTTCGGGACGGCATCGCCAAAGCGATCAAGCGCAATGGGCATGACACCACCGTTGATGCCGTGGTGGCTGCAATCGACGCAGGGCGTTTGGAGTTCTACAGTTCAAAAAACAGTTGCTTGGTGGGTGCTTATGAATCCGGTCCAGACGGCTTAGAAGGCTACGGGATCTATGTGGCAGGTTCTTTAAAAGAAATTGTAAACGAAGTTTTGCCTGCCGCTGAAGCAGATGCCCGCAAGCGTGGTGCTGTACGAATTTACCAAAACGGCTTCAAGGGCTATCAGCGCGTGTTGAACAAAGCAGGCTTCCGATTAAAAACCGTACTTATGGAAAAGGAGTTAGTCGATGTGTGATGCAAAAAAGAAAACGGAAAAGCTTATAGAAACCAATGTTCGCGGCTTTACTGAGTCTGCAAAGACGAACCTGAAAGGTGCTGCCGATACGTTAGGCATCAACACCGAGCAGGACTACATGCCAAAGATTGAAATCAACATGCCGACTTTGCCAGACATGAGCTTAAATCTAGACCAAGACCTTAGTCGCATCAGTGTGCGAGGCCTGCAGGAAGAAGCCGTGAAGCGTGGCGGTCAGATACAGCAAGAGTTAATCAAGATAGGGACTGCTGGTCAAGAAGCCTTAGTGCGGGCAGGCGCAGCGGCACAAGCGCAAGCGGTACGGGCTGGTGCAGCCATGCAGGAAAATGCCGTTCAATTTGGTAAAAAAGTTTCAGGCGGGCAAAGCAACCCAACCTTGGAGGGCTACGCGGAGCAGTTGACCGGTGGCGCTGAATCACAAGCCGCACAGGTCACAAAGTACATGGAAGAAAAAGTGATACCGGCGGCAGGCGATGCGTATGCGACTGCCTTTGGTGACAAGAACCCGCAGATCAAATTTATACAAGGGTTAGTCAAAGACGCAGAAGGCAACACTGGTGGCATTGAAGCCTTACAAGCAGATATTCAAAACTTTTTTAACCCACCAACCCCAAGCGAACCACAAGCGGTAGGTGGCGACAACCTAGCATCCGCACCAACTCTGGATGATCCAGGTGTGATACCGGAGATGGAGCAGGCTACGACCAAGGCCGGTCAGATGACCGAAGAAGAAAGACTGCGCCGGATGCGACGCCTGCTGTTGAACCGCTATGGCCGTGAAGACACGATTTTATCTGGTGGTGGTGATACCATGAGCCGCCGAAGGTATGCGCTATGAGTAGCGATGCAGCAACGCTAGTCCAAGAATACGAAGCGCTTAAGTCCGAACGTGGCAACTGGGAAAACATGTGGCAGGATATTGCCGAGTTGATGATTCCTAGAAGAGCCGACTTTACGAATAGGTACCGCGCACCTGGGGAGCAACGGCGTGACCGGATCTACGAGTCTACAGCGGTACGTGCGTTGGTTCGTGGCGCATCTGGGCTTCACAACACGCTAACGAGTTCAACCGTGCCTTGGTTCGCTCTGGAAACCGAAGACCGTGAACTGATGAAAAACCGGCAGGTACAGCTCTGGCTGGAAGACGCGACACGGCGCTGTAACAGTGTCTTCAATGCGCCTAGATCGATGTTTCATCAGTCAGCGCATGAATACTACCTAGACCTGCTAGCCTTTGGTACGGGCTGTATGTACGTCACGCAGGAACCTGGCATGGGTCCAGTGTTCAAGTCGTACTTCTTAGGCCACACGTATATCGCCGAAGGCAAGACCGGCATGATCGACAGCGTGTACCGGCGCTTCGATGACACCGCCCGAAGCCTATACAAACAGTTTGGCAACAAGTTGCCCGATGAAATCGTGAAGGCAGCCGACAAGGAACCGTTCAGACGCTTTGAATTGTTGCACATTGTGCGACCACGCAGCAACGCACCTGGTGGCAGGACTAGTAAGCAGAAGCCTTTCTTGAGCGTCTACGTGCATCCTGAGAGCCGCAAGACCGTGCAGGAAGGTGGCTTTGATGAAATGCCCTACATTGTGAGTCGCTGGCAAAAAAACAGTATGGAAGTCTACGGGCGTGGTCCAGGTATCGAAGCGCTGCCCGATGTTCGGATGATAAACGAAATGGAGCGCGTTGGTTTGATCGCTTTACAAAAAGTCGTGGACCCACCGTTGTTAGTACCCGATGACGGCTTTCTATCGCCAATCCGCACCACACCTGGCGGCCTGAACTACTACCGCGCAGGCCTTGGACCACAAGACCGGATTGCGCCATTGCAAACGGGCGGCAGGGTAGATTTGAATGAAGCCAAAATAGGTCAAGTCCGCGCAGCCATAGAGCGTACATTTTATTTAGACTTGCTGGAACTACCTGGACCTACGGCTGCAGACGGTGATGTCCTACGCTTCAGTGCTACCGAAATCGCTGCTAGGCAGCGGGACCGCTTAAACATTTTAGGGCCGATTGTCGCTAGGCAAGAAGCCGAGTTTCTAGGACCACTGGTGATCCGCACGCTTTCGGTAATGCTACGAGCAGAGATGTTACCACCACCACCACAGGTCTTATTAGATGCCGATTTTAAGGTATCGTATTCCAATCCAGTAGCCATTGCTCAACGCGCAGGCGAACTGGCTTCGATCAGTCAGTTGATCCAGTTCCTGGTGCCGTTTGCGCAGTTGGACCCAACCGTGATTCAACGTTTCCAGACAGGGCGTGTCGCGGAGTTGGCGGCTGAGATCCTGAAGGTCAGCCCAAGCGTGTTCAAATCTACTGAAGAGATGATGCAAGAACAGCAAGCCGAAGCTGAACAAGCAGCACAACAGCAGGAGCTGGTACAAGCCAACGCGATTGCGGAACAGCAGAACTTGATTAGCATGAGTCGTAGAAACGAAAGCGTGGCAACTTTGAATGAAGCCAGGGCACAGAGCGCATGAGAATTACCGAAAAAGAAAAGAAGCGACTAGCGGATTACCGCACTATCTTTGAAGGTCCACAAGGCCAGCGTGTCTTGGCAGACCTTTGTCACCGGCATGGTATTTTCGATCCATGCCACGTTCCTGGCGACCCATATAGCACGGCGTATAACGATGGACGGCGTAGTGTTGTTATTGATTTGCTCCGTTACCTGGGTACTGACCTTGAGCGGCTTAATAATCTTATAGACCTACCGTATGGAAGCTACGACCCAAGAGGCACAAGCGACGAACGAGTCGCCGCCATCTGAAGCACCGATAGAGCCTAGTCAGACTGGGCTGACACCTGAAGGCACAGCGGAAGCCGTCAATGGTTTGGCGTTTGATCCGCGAAGCCTGCCAGAAGACCTAGCGAATGAACCGAGCCTGCGCAGCTTTGATGACGTATCGAAGCTAGCCAAGAGCTACGTTCATCTGGTCAAGCGTCTAGGCGCACCACCAGAGCAAATCGTGCGGCTGCCTAGTTCGGAAGATGACCCGTCCTGGTCCGAAGTCTATGAGCGGCTTGGTCGGCCAAATGATCCAGCCGGTTACGACATCCACGCCGACAATGAAACAACACGCCAGTTCCTTCAGGAAGCGCACAAGGTTGGGCTAAACAAGAACCAGGTCCGCAACATACATGATTGGTACAGCAAGAACAGCGAACTGAGCGAAACCGCTGCCAAAGACCAGTTCGAACAGCAAAACTATGTGCATTCGCTGAAGCAAGACTGGGGAAGAGACTACGAAGCCAACAGTGACATCGCCCGCCGTGCGTTCTTGCAGCTAGCTGATGGTGAGACACTGAAGCTGGTCGAAGAAACTGGGCTAGGCAACCATCCTGGGCTAGTCAAGATGATGAACAAAGTAGGCCGCATGATGGCAGAAGATGGGCTGTTGCAGAACGATGTCGGCACGAATTCAAACGGCGGTAGAGTCGATATAGAAAGCCGCCTGTCTGAATTGATGGCACCGGACGGGCCTTATTGGGACGGCATGCACCGTGACCATGACAAGTATGTCGCCGAGGCCTTACGCCTGCGGGAATTGTTGACATGACCCAGCAAGAAATTCGCGAACTGCGCATGGAAGTACTGCGGCTTGCCGTAGAAAATGGCACGCCTGCTGATGTAAACGATCCAATACAACTTGCAAATAGCTATTGGAACTTTGTATGCCAAGAAGAAAGGTTCAAACTAGAACCACCAAAACCACCGCCTAGCCGCAAGCGCTAGGTATTATTCGCCATGCGATGGCTGCGGTTCGGACAATCGTCAGACCCGTATTTTTCGCAACCTACCTAGAGCCTTCAAACACGAAGACAACTCTGAATTTAGGCATGGCCGCTTAAATTGGAGTTGACTTGTGTCATCACAGATAACAACGGCGTTCGTACAGCAGTACAGCGCCAACCTACAGCACTTGAGCCAGCAAAAAGGCTCACGACTGCGCGGCGCTGTGCGTGTCGAAGCAGTCCGGGGCAAACAAGCCTTCTTTGACCAAATCGGATCACAGTCCGCATCAGTAAGAACAACCAGAGCTGCAGATACTCTGCTAAACGATACACCACACGCTAGGCGAATGGTGACGTTGGCGGATTATGAAGTAGCCGACCTAATTGACGATCAGGACAAGTTACGGATGATCGTTGATCCTACCAGCAGTTACGCACAGGCCCAGGCATTTGCAATCGGGCGTTCTATGGATGATGTCATCATCACCGCCGCGACAGGTGACGCCAAGACCGGCGAAACTGGCGGAACTACAACCAGTTTACCAAGCGCCCAGAAAGTATTGGTCAACCATTCAGGATCAAGCGAAGGCTTGACGATTGGCAAGCTGCGCGAAGCAAAGTTTAAACTAGACAATAATAGTGTAGATCCAAGCATACCGCGTGTGATTGTAGTAGGTCCGAAGCAGATCCAAGATTTGTTAGCAACCACACAGGTCACATCCAGCGATTTCAACACCGTCAAGGCGTTAGTTCAGGGCGATGTAGACACCTTTATGGGCTTTCAGTTCATCGTCAGCACCCGACTTGCCCACAACAGCGGCACCGATGTGCGAACCTGCTTTGCGTATGCAGTGGATGGGCTGACGCTAGCGGTAGCCAAGGACTTGACGGTACGCATTGATGAAAGACCCGACAAAGGTTACGCCGTTCAGGTGTACGCCTGCATGTCCATTGGTGCTACGCGGATGGAAGAAGAAAAAGTAGTTGAAATTTCTTGTGACGAATCGCCATAAAGGAGCTAACTAATGGCAAATAATAACACGACCAAAATCACCAACATTACGGCAGATCCTTCTGTCAATGTTGATGCCGCAGAAGCTCATGGCCGAATGCGGGTCTGGTATGACAGCTTTGAAGCCAGTTCTACTGCTTCCGGCGATACCATCACGTTTTCAAGAATGCCCAAGGGCGCAACCATCTACCAAGTTCGAGTGATGGCGGATGCGCTAGGGTCCAGTGTAACCATCAAAGTAGGCGATGCTTCAGACGATGACAGATACATTACTGCCACGACAATGAACACCGCAAACCTTGTGACTGAAACCAATGCCATTGCCGGTGTTGCGTACAATTACACTGCGGAAACCGACTTGATTGCAACCGTAGGCGGTGCTGCCGCAACTGGCACGATCAAGTTCATGGTCTTTTATACGCTAGGAGACTAATGACCAGCGTCGTTCAGATATGCAACATCGCCCTGAGTAACTTGGGCGAAGCCAAAATCGCAGCCCTGACCGACGAAAATGAGCGGGCACGGCAGTGCAATCTTCGCTACGAAGACTGTAGAGACGCCGTGCTCCGTTCGCATCCTTGGAATGCCGCAGTAACTCGCGTGGCTCTAGCTGCAAGCGTTACTGCTCCTGCATGGGGTTTTGCAAAAAAGTTTGCCCTTCCCGCTGATTGCTTGCGCGTCTTGGACATCGAAGACTTCTACCAGAGTTACAAGGTAGAGGGCCGCTTTGTGTTCACCGACGCGACCGCAGTCAACCTGCTCTATATTGCCAAAGTCACTGACCCAACCCAGTTTGATAGCCTATTGCTGCACGCGGTTGCGATGAAGCTAGCATCTGAGATCGCAGAAGCGCTGACAGGTCGAGCGGAGCTGCGTGACCGGATGCTATCGAAGTATCTACAGATACTGGCCGAGGCACGTGGCGTTGATTCGCAGGAGCGCTCACAGGCCGGTGAATTCCTTGCGGACGGGTTCATCAACGCCCGCCTAGTCGGTAGTACCTACCGCCGCGCAGTTCCGGCTCCATAATGCGGATTCAGGCACTTCAATCTAGCTTTGCAGACGGCCAGATCAGCCCGCGTATGCAGGGAATGGTGGAGTTGGAAAGCTACAAGTCCAGCCTAGCGACCTTAGAAAATATGGTTGTGCTGCCACAAGGCAGCTTGACCCGCAGACCAGGTACGTTTTTCGCGGCAACCACCAAAGCCAACGGACAAGCTCGACTGATACCCTTTAGTCGCGGTCAAGGCACCAGCCTAGTGTTGGAGTTTGGCAACCTATACATAAGGTTTTTTGCCAACGATGGACCTGTGCGTACGGATGACATTGCCGCAACCTACAGTCAAAGCACAACCACCGTAACCGTCACGAAGTCTAGCCACGGCTACAGCGTATCTGATGAAGTCTACCTAGATTTTACTTCAGGCAACGGCGTTGACGGTTTCTACACGATTGCCACCGTAGCAGACGCCAACACCTTCACAGTTACCAGCACCACATCGCAGACTACTAGCGGCAACGTCAACATCAGCCAGCGGTTTGAAGTAACCACGACCTATACTGCGAGTCAGGTCAACGACATTGCGTTCACCCAGAGCGCGGATGTCTTGTTCTTGGTGCATCCTGACCATGTGCCTGCCCGCCTAGAAAGAAACGCGACAAACTCTTGGGCGTTGACCAACCTGCTGCCTTCTGTGATTAGCGGCACCTATACACGCCCAACCACCGTGCTGACCGATGGCCCGTTTAAGGCCATGAACACCACGGACACGACCTTGACCGTGGCGCTAGCAGCAAATTCAGATTTTACGACATCGTTTAGCAATGGATCACTCAGTCTAGAAGAAGTCGGTACGGTTTCACCTAGTAACGTCGATGTCGCAACGAACGCCTTCACGCTGGCAAATCATCCGCTAGTGAATGGGCAAAAAGTTCAGTTCAGTAGCATACCGTCTGGGTTCGCCAGTACACCCACTCTATCGGCTACCACTGATTACTTTGTAGTCAGCGCCACACAGAACACATTCAAACTCGCAACCACCGCAGGCGGCACACCTGTGGACATCACCGCAGCACCGACTTCTGCAGATCTGACCGTCAACAAATCTTTCGTTGATAAAGACGTTTATATCAAAGTCACCGCAAGTGCTACTACTGGCATCAACGACGATACTGGTTTTCAGACGACAGACGTTGGCCGTTACATTCGGTTGAACACCGAAATCGCACCGCAAATCAAGCACGGTTACGGCGAAATTGTAGAGCGCACCAGCACAACGGTTGTTCTAGTCCAACTGAAAACTGCAATCGCCGGTGTAGGCGCAACCACAGAATGGCAGCTTGGTTCTTTCAGTTCTACAACGGGCTACCCGCGCACTGTACAGCTTTATCAGCAGCGCTTGGTTTTCGCAGGCACCGCAGAAGAAAGTCAGACGATTTTTTTCAGCAAGACTGCGGACTTTTTCAACTTTAGTGCAACGGAACCGCTAGGTCAGCAGACCGGACAGCGAGACAGCGCTGGGCGCAGTATTGTGGGTGAGCAGATTTTTGAAGACGCCGCAATCAGTTTGACGATCAGTAGTGACACCGTGGATCAGATCGAATGGATGTCTGAAGACCAGCGGTTAACGATTGGCACAAGCGGCGGCATCTATCAATTGTATGGCAGCACCGATGACCTGACCCTGACACCATTTAACTTCAGCATTACCAAAGTCAGCGCCTGGGCGTGCGATCCAACCGCATTGCCAGCCAAGGTAGGCAACAACCTATTATATGTACAGAACAACGGGCGAAAACTGCGCGAGCTAGCCTTCGACAAACTTCAGGACCAATATAGCGCGGCAGATCTAACCCTAAGAAGTGAAGACATCAGCGAATCTGGATTGATTGCTACAGCCTACCAAGACCAGCCGTATTCAGTGCTGTGGTGCCTGCGGAACGACGGCAGGCTAGCCGGTCTGACGTATGTGGATCTTTTACA